ATTGATATGATGAGATATATTGATATCTACCCCAGTCAATAGCAACGTATAAAGTACCTATATCTACACTATTAAATAGATGGGTGCATAATCAACCAATGAAGGAGATAAGATATGTTAAGTACTATAATGATAAGCCTATTGTGTATATGGTTAGCTATAATGATAATAGGTCAAGTGATAAGTGGTGTAGTAGCCTATGGTCTATACAATACTTTCAAGGCTCAAAAATAATGACACTACATATATGGTTAGGACTAATAGCTATACTAAGTAGCTTTGTTATGTCCTTTCTAGGTGTAATCTTAATGATACATCTAGATTTCTGGTTAGGTGTATTATTAACAATAACAGGTATGGTTTGTTTACTAAGAGCCTTACCAAGAATAGGAGAGGATATATGATATCTTATGAGATACTACTACAAATAGAGGGAGATCAAGACAAACATTCTAATTACTATGTAAATGTATACCAATCTCCTTCAAGCGAAAATTCTGTTCTAGCCGAGCGTAGCAAAGAAATGGATAGAATATTACGTAAGCCAATTATCACTATCGCTAGTGATAGTAATAATCGTCAACCTAAAGGAGACAAATATGACTAAACAACAAACGTTTATACCTTACGCTGAGTCTAAATCAGCAGAGGAAAGAGCTGAGTATGTTAAAGCTAATCCTCACAAGTATATGCCTAAAGCACAATATGATTTGTTTACATCGTTAAACAATAAAATTGATGCGTTAGATAGCAAGATGAATGAGATCTTAGCTAAGAAATAGATATTGGGTACACCCCCTTCTTGTGAGGGGGTTAGCCCTTAAAAAAGTATATATTTCTGACTTGTTAAATCATAATTGGTTTATTAAAGCCTGGTACCAAGGTATTTAATATGGTGATCAAGCCAAACCTTGAAGCCTAACAGGTCTGAAATTTATATAAACCAAAGGAGAGTATATGACTGATAAACCAATAATAAGAGACCCTAAAGAGCAAAATGCTAAAGAAGTTACTACTAAAGTTTCTTCTTACCAAGCACTTGCATCAGGTGGTTATAATGAAGCAATTAACAAGGAGCAAAATATGGACTCTGAAGAAGCACAAAATATGAGTACAGCACATTATGTAAATGCTACTACTAAAGAGATAGAAGAAATTAAATGGAAGTTAATGGATTCAATACATTTTAACTTCAATGAAAGAGAGTGCAATATATTATATAGACTTGCTGCTTTCGATTTATTAACGTCTAGTGACTGTAAGTCAGCAATAATGCTAATGGCTCAGAAATTAGGTAATATAGCAATACCAAAGGAGGAAGATGAATAATTTAATACCTTATAAAGTACAATATCGAAAAAGATCAGACCCATGGGTATATGATAAAGAAAAAAAATATGTCAGAGTAGCTAGAATTGTGATGCGTAAAGAAGAAATAGAAGGACATCATGGTTATTCATGGATACATAGCCAAGTAGAAAAAAAATTTTTTAAACATTACGAAAATTTAGAAAATAATACATATTCTAGTAATAGATATTTAATAACAAGTGTAAGGAAATGGAAATGACTAAAACTAAATTAGGAACACCTAAAAATTGGACTGCTAAAGGATGGGCAGAACACCTACTATGGCTATCATCATTCACAGATAACAAAGAGGTTAACTATGTACAGAGTAATAATAGAAGGAAAGTTCCGAGAAAATCCAATAAATCTCGCAAGAGCAGTCAAGCTACTGTATAACCAACAGTTCACTGGCTCGATAAGAAAAGAGAATATACTATGGTGGAAGAAATACTTTCTTAAAGTAATCCACCTACGTATTCTTTACCCAAAGATGGGATATATACAGATAGTTAAAGTGTATAGAGATAAAATACCATCAGTAAGGGTAGTGACAGTACCCACTAGCTCCGACAAGCGTGAGCTATTGGTTTTAAATAAAATATATGGAGGTGATAATGAAGCGTAAAAAAGCGTTTAATAACTATGTTATAAATAAAAATATAGCTAAAGTATTAGTATTACATAGAGTTTGGAATGGCATAACACAAGCACAGTTATCTAGTAACTTGTCTGTATCCTTTCAACAAATTCAAAAATACGAAAGATGTATTAATAGAATACCAGCAGAAAGCTTAATAGCTATATGCAAGGTAAGAATATGGGACTTGCAACTATTTAGTTGTAATAACCCAGAAGTAATATTCGAAGAATGGTGCAAAGCTGTAGATAATACAGCAGTAGATAGCCCATACCCTAGGAGAGCAGGACAAATACAAAGATCTTGGGATAAGATAGATATAGTAGGAGAACAAAACTATTATAACGAACATAGTCCAAGATATAAAAATATAATCAACGAAATGAAGGGAGTTTGATGAATGGAATTTTTACTGTTATTCGATTTATTACTTTTACTGTTGGTGGTTTAGCCATTAGAAAAGGTTGGAATTGGCTCATCGAAGATGTCGATCCAATTCCTGGAAGTAAAGAGTTCGAGGAAGAATACATGAGAACATCAATTAAATATAATAGATTAACCAAAAAAAAGGAGCAACATGAGACGTATAGAAAAAGTAGGTGAAGTAATAGTAAGATCAATAACATTCCCATTAAGAATGGCGATAGGAATATGTAAGGCTATTGAAATCAATATGCCTGAAAAATTAGAAATGCCAATCGAAATAAAAAGGAAGGATAAAAATGCAGACGAAACTACCAGTTAAATCAAGAGTAGCAGATAAGTATAAGCCTATGCTTACTTATTATGCAGAACTTATAGGACTATGCCATGAGACTGTTGCAGAAACAGAATCATTAAGAATGCTAGATCCTATGGGTAAGAAAACTACAGCAACATCATTGTTTATTAGAGTTTGTCAAAGAATGGACAAATCAATAGACGCTAAAGAAGTTGCAGACAAGTTAGAAACTATAACTAAAACTAATGAACAAAGGAGCAAAGTAGCATAATGAGTAGTACTAGAACCCCTATAAGACAAGATGAGAAAGACTATATAGATAACTTCATTGATGTAAAGTATGACAAAAGACAAGATACTTTAAAAACAGAAATGCAAGATACTATTGATGTTGAGTCAGAAGAAAACTTTGATGCTTTCAAAGAAAAGTTAAAACTAACTAAACTACATCAAGAAATTAGACAAAACTTTCAAGATCATGAAAAGTTTGCTAACGAAATGGATACTATGTTACTCTTAAAAAAGGGTAAATTAGATAATTCAATCAATGACTTAGAAGTCAAATTAGAAAACTGGAAGAAAGTTAGAAAATGGACTACAGAGATAGAAAGATCTCTAATAAAACATCCAGATGAGTTAGATAGATTGCTTAAAAAGCTATGTCATGAAGAAACTTCTCGTGACTTCTACTCTGGCCCAAGAGGTAAATCTTTACAAATGTTAGATATGTCTAAAGAATATTGTAGAAATTTACTTAATGCAGGTCAATCTTTAGCTACAGTTT